GTCGCCTGTTCTATCCCCCACGTTTCCCTTGATCAATGATCTTGGAGGTGTATAGTGACAACTCGTCCGAAACACCTCCGATTGGCCAAATCGGACAACAGAGAGCAGAACCGTAAGACGGTCGCGGAAGCTGCCGAATCGGGCGACCATCGCGCACTGCTCGTAGCGATGCGGGAGCGGATCGCCAAGACCGTCTCCGACCCCGACTGCCCCCCACGGGACCTGGCCGCGCTGACCCGTCGGCTGCAGGAGATCGCGCGGGAGATTCAGCAGCTGGACGCGCGCACCAGCGAGGTGAGGGTGTATGCCGGCGACCCTGACAGCGAGACCTGGGACGAGGCGGCTATCTGAGGTTGCCAAGTACCTGGTTCGGCCGTCAGGGATCGTCTCAACCGGCTGGGGCCCGGTCCGCCGCCGTTGTGAGGCGTTGGGTGTTGGGTTCGACCCGTGGCAGGACGGCGCGGGCCGGCTGATCCTGGCCAAGCGCGCGGACGGCCGGTACGCGGCCACGGTCGGCGGGGTTGGGGTATCCGCCCCACGCCAAGTGGGCAAGACGTACCTCGTTGGTGGCATGACGTTCGCGCTGTGCATCGACCAACCGGACCTGACGGTGATCTGGACCTCGCACCACGCGCGGACGGCCGCTGAGACGTTCCTTGCCATGCAAGGGTTCGCGCGCCGGCCGCAGATCGCACCGCATATCCGGGCGGTGTACCGCGGGTCGGGCGACGAGGAGGTGCGGTTCCGTAACGGCAGCCGCATCCTGTTCGGCGCCCGGGAGCGTGGGTTCGGCCGCGGGTTCGCGGGCGTGGATGTGCTGGTGTGCGACGAGGCGCAGATCCTCACCGACAAGGCGCTGGACAACCTGCTGGCGACCATGAACACCGCGCCGAACGCACTGCCGCTGTTCATGGGCACCCCACCGACCCCGACCGACCCCAGCGAGGCGTTTCGGCGGATGCGGTCGGACGCGTTGTCCGGGGAGTCGGACGACATCCTGTGGATCGAGTTCGGCGCCGACGACGACGCGGACGCTGACGACCGGGAGCAGTGGGCGAAGGCCAACCCCAGCTTCCCGCACCGCACGCCGGAGACGTCGATGCTGCGGCTTCGCCGGAAGCTGACCACCGATTCGTGGATGCGCGAAGGTCTCGGCGTGTGGGACCACGACGGGCTCGGAGTACTGCCGGGGTGGGGCAACCTGTACCTGAACGCGGTCCCGCCACCGCCGACGGCGATCGGTATTTCGGTGTCGCTGGACGCGGCGTGGGGGTCGATCGCGTCCGCGGACCTGTGGGATGACGGTCGGGTGAACCTGTCGGCGGTGGACCGCCGGCCGGGCACCGCATGGCTGGTGGCCGAGGCGAAGCGCATCCAGGCCGAGCACGGTTGCGACGTGATCCTGGATGAGAAGTGCCCGGACGCGACGTTGATCGGGGCGCTGGAGGACGCGGGCGTCACGGTGACGACGATGAAGCTGCCGGACGTGGTCGCGGCGTGCTCGGAGCTGGTGAACAGGGTGCGCGACGGAAGGGTGACCCATCAGCGCACTACCGACTTGGACGACGCCGTGGCCGTCGCGGATTGGCGGGACGTTGGGGACGGCCGGCGGGTGTTCGGCCGGCGCAAGTCGTCCGGACCGGTGGACATGTTGGAGGCGGCGACGTACGCCCTGTGGGGTGCGCTGAACCCGCGGATGCCGGCGATCTACTGAGGGAAGTGCGATGGGCTTCTGGTCGAGGCTGCGCGGCGACCATAGCGGCATCACGCCGAACGCCAACGATCCAGCCCCGCCGCCGGGAACGGTGTCTGAGCCGGATTGGCGCCCGGGCGACCCGGACGGCTTGGTGCTGGAGGGTGAAGAGACGTTCTCGCGGTCGTTGCCGTTTCCGTCTCCGTCGCCGTGGTCGGGTTGGCCGGCCGGCTGGTCGACGCCGAACTGGCAGACGCACATTGACGACCTGGTGGACACGGCCTGGGCGTGTTTGGACCTGAACGCGTCCGTTCTGGCCGCGATGCCGGTGTATCGGCTGCGAAACGGGGAGATCATCGAACCTTTGAGCTGGATGATCAACCCCGATCCGGACATCTACACGTCGTGGGAGGAGTTCGCCAAGCAGCTTTTCTGGGACTACCAGCTTGGCGAGGCGTTTGTCCTGCCGGTGGATTTCGACTCCAACATGCGACCGTCCCGGTTTCGTGTGGTGCCGCCGTGGCTGGTCAACGTTGAGATGGACGGTGGCCGCCGCCGGTACAACATCGGATCCGTCGACGTCACCGAGGACATCCTGCACATCCGCTACCGGTCGACCACAGACAACGCCCGCGGGTTGGGGCCGTTGGATGTGGGCCGGGCGAGGTTAGTCGCGTCGAAGCTGCTGAACCGGTACATGCAGCAGGTGGCGGAGACGGGTGGAATCACCCACGAGTGGATCACGGTGGACAAGCAACTGACACGATCTCAAGTGGACGAGTTGCGTGAGCAGTACGTGGCGTCACGACAGAGATTCCCGGGCTATCCGGCGATCCTGGCTGGCGGGGCGACGCTGAATCAGGCCAAGCAGCCGAACGCGAAGGATATGGCGCTGTTGGAGCTTACGCAGTTCACCGAGGCGCGTATCGCGGTGATGTGCGGGGTGCCGCCGTTCCTGGTGGGCCTGCCGTCCGGCGGCGACTCGCTGACCTACAGCAATGTGACGTCGCTGTTCGACTTCCACGACCGGGCGAGCTTGCGGCCGAAGGCAGTCGCGGTGATGAAGGCCCTGTCCGGGTGGGCGTTGCCGCGCGGACAGGCGGTGGAGCTGAACCGCGACGAGTACAGCCGCCCGGGGCTGAAGGAGCGCGCTGAGGCGTACGCGAAGCTGGCGGAGATCCCTAACACGATCACCGGCGCCGAGGTCCGGGACATGGAGCGGCTGCACGGTCGGGTGTCGGCGCGGGCGCTCACAGGAGAGGACGAGCTGTGACTGTCCAGGTTGCTGTCGAGCTTCGCGAAGCCTCTGTAGCCGAGGTCAAGTACGCGCAGCGGCTGGTCGAGGTGATCGCGGTCCCTTACGAACGACCCGCGAAGATCCGGTACCGCGGCCAGACGTGGAACGAGGTGTTCGAACGCGGCGCGTTCGACGGCATCGAATCCCGCGAGGGGAAGGTGCGCGCTAACCGCGACCACGACCGCACGCGCACCGTCGGCAAGGTCGTCAAATTCTGGCCGTCCCGGTCCGAAGGTCTCGTCGCTGAGGTCCGCATCGCACAAACCGCACTTGGCGACGAGACGTTGGCGCTCGCCGACGAGGACATGCTTTCGGCCAGCATCGGGTTCGGCATCAAGCGCGGCTCCGATGAGGTGCTCGAGAAGCGAACCATGACCCGTCGCATCAAGCGGGCGTTCCTCGACCACCTGTCGTTCGTCGAGTCGCCCGCATATGACGATGCGCAGATCCTGGCTGTCAGGGACCCGCGCGAAACCGACAGTGGGCTGACGCTGGCCGCAGACCTACCCAAGCTCGATACCCCATACTTGGACGAGCTGATCGAGTGGCACCGCAACTGGCGCCGCTGACGCTCGCCGCCTAGTGCCGTAGGGCGCTCGCTGGCCGAGAGGGCCGACCTTAACCGCCGCAGGGCGGTCGCTGGCCGAGAGGGCTTGTTGTAACGGATCTCTCTCTAGGACAGGAGCCCTCATGAACAAGACCGACGCGATGATCGCGCGTTTGGAGAAGGAGATCGAGGAGCGCGACGCGTTCATCCAGGGTGTGATCGGCGCTGCGCAGGACCAGGAGCGTGACTTGACGGCCAACGAAAAGGAGTTGACCGCCGAGGCGCGCAAGCGGATCGAGGCGTGCACCGAGCAGCTGGAGACCCTGTACGAGGCGCGCGAGCGGACCATGAAGGCCCGCGAGCGTGCCGCGGCCGTCCAGCGCGAGCTGTCCCGCCGGCGCAACGAGGTGGACCACGGTCCGATCGAGTACCGGTCGGCCGGCCAGTATGCGCTGGACCTGTGGCAGTCGTCGCTGGGTAACCGGGAGGCTGCCGAGCGGCTCGAGATCTTCCACCGCGCCGCCGACCACCAGAAGACCTCCGACAACGCCGGGGTGGTGCCCGACCCGATCGTCGGCAACGTCCTCAACTTCATCGACGCGGCCCGGCCGATCGTGTCGTTCCTCGGCCCGATGAACCTGCCGTCGGCGACCTGGCACCGGCCGAAGGTTACCCAGCACACCGCCGTGGCTGCGCAGGGCGCGGCCGGGGCGGCTGCGGATGAGAAGTCCGAGCTGGTGTCGCAGAAGATGACCATTACCCGGCTGACCGCCAACGCGGTGACCTACGGCGGGTATGTGAACATCTCGCGGCAGAACATCGACTTCTCCTCGCCGCAGGTGCTGGACCTGGTCATCAACGACCTGGCCGCGCAGTACGCGATCGAGACTGAGGCGGCCACGGCCGCGCTGCTGGCCACCACCAGCACCCCCGCGGTGGGGTACGGCGCGACGCCGACTGAGGAAACGGTGAAGAAGGCGCTGTGGGAGGCCGCAGCGACCGCGTACAGCGCCATGCGGGGCCAGGGCCGGCTGGTGTTGGCCGTGGCGCCGGACAGGCTGTCGGTGTTCGGGTCGCTGTTCGGCGACTACATCAACCCGCAGAACGCCGCCTCGCCCGGGTTCACCGCGTCGACGTTCGGCCAGGGTGTGATGGGCGCCATCAGCGGCATCCCCGTGGTCATGTCTTCGGGGCTCGGCTCGGGTGAGGCGTTTCTGTTCAGTAGCGCCGCGGTCGAGGTGTTCGAGCAGCGTGTCGGGGCGCTGCAGGTGGTCGAGCCGTCGGTGCTCGGGGTGCAGGTGGCCTACGCGGGCTACTTCACCCCGCTGATGATCGAGGATGGCGGGGTCATCCCGCTGACGGCCACGTGATCGTCCGCAACGGGCAGCGTCTGGGCTCGATCCTGCATCGGGTCGAGCCCGGGCGCACGCCCGAACCAGAGCCGGCGCCGCCGGTTCCCGACCCCGAACGGGAGCCGGTCGACGAGCTGGACCAGTTGCGCTCGCAGGCTGCGGCCCTCGGCGTGCAGGTGGACCGCCGCTGGGGTGCGAACCGGCTGAGGCGGGAGATCGAGTCGGCCAAGGAGGAAACCGATGGCGGCGACGACACATACGCATGACTACCTGGGCCGGGCCCTGCAAAACGACGAACCCGGCGTGACTGACCCGGTGCTCGACTACCTGGGCCGCGAGGTCACCGATGACGACACCGACTACCTCGGCCGCGACCTGCAGACGATCACGCCCTGATGTTGACCCTGGATGAAGCGAAGCTGCAGCTGAACATCCCGCTGTCGAACACGACGCATGATGTGGAGCTGCAGGCGTACGTCGACGCGGCGATCCGCGCAGTGGAGCGGCACACCGGCGAGTTCGGCGACGTGCGTGAGGTCGCCGACGAGCGGCACAGCACGCCGCCCGTGGCCCGGTTGCGGCTGCATCACAAGCCGGTGCAGTCGGTGACCACGCTTGAGCGGGTGGACGGGTCGTTGGCGTGGGATCCGGCCGACCTGGACGTGGACGTGGCCGCCGGTGTGCTGCGGGTGGTGCGTGGCCCGCTATTCAGCGGCCTGCTGACAGCCACCTACCAGGCCGGGTATGTGGACGTGCCACCGAACTACAACCTGGCGGCGCGGATCATCGTGCAGCACCTGTGGCAGACACAGCGTGGCGCGATGGGTATGCGGGACATCCGTGTGCTGGAGGACAGTATGGACAACCTGGTCAACTTCGGCCGCGGCTACGCCATCCCCAACGCGGCGTTGGAGCTGTTGGGTGAGCCGATCCCGGTGGTCGCATGAGCTGGCAGTCGCGTGTCCCGCAGGTGTTGGACGCGCTCGTGACGCTGTGGGGTGCGGTGCCGGACTTGGCGGGGAAGGTGCTGGACGGTCCGACGCCGTTGGACGCGCCGGAGTTGGAGCTGTTGTCGGTCGGCCACGACGGCAATGAAGACGGCACCACCGCCGAGGGGTCGTTCCTGCCGGAGGGCTTGGGTGGCCGGCCGGACCGGGAGCAGTTCACGGTCACTTGCACGATCGCCGTTCTAGACGGTTCCGGGGACATCAAAGCGGCCAGAACGCGAACGTTCGAGCTGTACGGTATAGCCCGCGAAGCGTTGGCTGCCGACCACACCCTCGGCGGGACGGTCCTGCGTGCCTATGTCGGCGACTACACGCTGCGCCAACTGCAGGACCAGACCGGCGCGAAGGCCCGGCTGGAGTTCCGTGTCGCAGTGGACGCGTACACCGTCAGGTAGGTGACCTGTGGCTGACCGTGGGTTTTCGGTTCAGATCGCCAACTTGGCGCGGGACTTTCGCGACATCCCGGCTGAGCTTAGGCGGCGGATGCGCCCCGCGTTGCAGAAGGCCGCTAAGCCGATCGTCGACGACGCGAAGCGCCGCGCCGGCATGTGGTCCACCAGGATCCCTGACGCGATCAGCCTGTCGGTGCGCAAGAACGGCGTGATGATCCGGGTGTCCGGCCAGAAGGCGCCACACGCTAGGCCGTACGAGGGGATAGTCGGCAACCGTAAGAAATTCCGCCACCCGGTGTTCGGCGACCGCGAGCGCTGGGTGGAGCAGCGCACTCGACCGTTTCTGATCCCGGCGGTGAACGCTCACCGTCGTGAGGTGACGGTCGAGGTGGCGCGGATCATCGACCACGTGTTGCGGTTGCACGGCTACCGCTGAGGAGAGACATGGACCGAGTGCGTATGGAGCATCCGAGGCTGCCCGGCCGGCACATCATGGTGCGCCCGGCCGGCGTGAAGGCGCGCCAGTCCTGGGGCTGGCACGTGGTGAATGAGGCGAAGCCGTCGCGGCGTCGCCGTGTGACAGAGGAGGAGACGCATGACCACGCCGCTGACAGCGACTGAAAGGTACATCTCGCCGGAGGTCACCAAGGTCTACTGGGTGGAGACCATCGCTGACATCACCTCACCGCAGCGGGCCGAGCTCGACGCCGGCACCGATCTCACCAACGAGATCGCGTCAATGACCGGGTGGGAGGTGGCCGCTGACCGGGTCGCAGTGCCCGACCTGGGCACCCGGTTCACCGGCCGGATCTCCGGCCGGGTCAACCCGGGCGACGCGCAGATCACCTTCTACGCGTCACAGGACACCGCCGATGTGCGCGACGTGCTCGCCCGCGGCGACAAAGGGTTCGTCTACATTGCTGACGGTGGCGACGTGCCGACGCAGAAGGCGCGCGTGTTCGCCGTCGAGGTGTCCGCGGTGACTCCGACCGTGGACGTGGCCGGCACCGAGGCGGCCCGGATCATGGTCGACTTCTCGATCACCGCGGTGGCTGAGCAAGTCGAGATCCCGGCGCTGACGTGAGCAACCGCAGGCGGACGACGGCCGCGGCGTCGCAGCAGTCCCAGCGTGAGAGGCTGCTGGGGCGTCCGCGGCCGTCGTTGTCGTACCGGCTGGTGGTCGACCCGGACCGGTTGGCGAAGGCACGCCAGGAGCTGGATCGGGTCAAGGCCCGCACCAGGCAGACACTGCTGCGTGCTGCTGAGGGCAGCGCCGAGTACCGGCGTGCGCGCCGCCAGCTGGACGCGGCGCAGGCCGAGGTGGACTCGTGCTACGAGACGATCGTGTTGCGCGCCCTTCCCACCGCCGGCGAGGTGACGGTGGAGAAGCTGAAGGCCGCCCACCCGCCGACGCCGGAGCAGTTGGAGCGGGTGAAGGTTGAGCGGGAGACGGCCCGTCAGCGGGGTGAGGAGCCGCCGCCGTGGCCGGAGTGGAACGAGGACACGTTCCCCCCGGCGCTGCTGGCGGCGTGCGCCGAGTCGGACATGACCGAGGACGACTGGCGTACGTTCCTCGGCTCCAATGTGTCAACCGGTGAGTACTCAGGCCTGTGGCAGGCCGTACTGGCGGTCAACGCGCGGGAGCGGGTCGCCGACCCGCTGGTGCTCCCAAAAGACTGGATGGGGATGTTCAGCTAGCGCTTGAGCTGGACGTCTGCCGGGCCTATCAGATCCCGCACAGCCAGTTCCTGGCGTGGGACAAGGACGACAGGGACAAGGCGATCTGGCAGTTCGTGCGGGACAAGCAGACGTGCCGCCGCTGCGGCACGCGCGAGGCCGAATGGTTGGAGTCTGAAGGCGGGCACCGGCACGCGTACACGCCGGTGCTGAAACGCTGCCCGGGCTGCGAAGCGATGGAAACCTACCGGGCGAACATCGACGAGTCTAAGCAGGGCAAGGGCGTGTTCGTGGCGTTGGTGCCTAGAGGGAGGTGACCGGTGGCCGTTAAGGATCTTCACCACCGGATCACCGCCGACGCCAGCGGGTTCCGCCGCGGCATGTCCGAGGCGGAGAAGTCCGCCCGCGCGCTGGAGCGGGCCCTGGCCCAGGAGGAGGCCCGGCAGGCCCGGGTGGACGCGGCGATGCAGCGCACCGGCCGGTTCCTGCTGGGCATGTCCGC